GCAAGGGCAATTACAACAATATCGAGCATCAGGATTTGCACCTGGTCAAACATACCCTGCGGCGCTGGGTTGAGAAGTTTGAGCAGGAGCTGACGCTGAAGATTTTTGGGCGCGGCTCCCGGCGCTATGTGAAGCTGGATCTGGACGGCATCATGCGGGGCGACTTCAAGACCCGGATCGAGGCGATTGTGAAGGCGGTTCAGAATGCGCTTTTGACCCCGAATGAGGGGCGCGAGATGATGAACAAACCACCGCTGGCGGGGGGTGAGACGCTGTTTATCCAGGGCGCCACGGTGCCGCTGGAAATGGCGGGCACGGCCTTCAACAAGAATGCGCCCCCGGCAGACAGCGACAGGCCTGCCGCAGAGCCAGAAGAGACAACCGAAACCGAGTAACAGGAGGTCGCGATGAGCGAGCTGCAACGTGAGGTGCGTTATTGCGCCCTCGCGCCCGTTGAGCTGCGTGAGGCTGCGGGTGATCAGATCAATGTGACCGGCTATGCCGCTGTCTTTGGCGAGGCGGCGGATATTGGCCCGCTGGACAGCTGGGGCTGGTCGGAGGTGGTGGAACGCGGTGCCTTCAGCGCAGCACTACAGCGCGGTGATGATGTGACCTTTCTGATCAATCACCGGGATCTGCCGCTGGCGCGCACCACCTCCGGAACGCTGACGCTGACGGAAGATGAGCGGGGTTTGCGGGTGGATACGGCGCTGGATGCCAGTGACCCGGATGTGATGCGGATCCTGCCCAAGATGCGGCGGGGTGATCTGTCAAAGATGAGCTTTGCCTTTGAGGCCGAGAAAGAGACCTGGGACGAAACCGGCGCGCACGCGCTGCGCACTATCCAGTCGGTGCGCCTGTATGATGTCTCGATCGTCACGGACCCGGCTTATGAGGGCACCGACATTGGCCTGCGCTCAAAACAGTTGGCACTTGGCGGCGGCGTGGATCTGCACCGCCGCCAGATGCAGATGCGGATGCGACTGATCAGCGGCAGCTGAACCTGCATTCCCCCGCCCAGATAGATCGCGCGCCTCGGGCAGGCGCCTCTTTGCACACCCAATCCCCAAAACCCAATCTCAACATCAAAGGATGATCCTATGAGCAAGATCAAGGAACTGCGCGAGCGCGCCAAGACAATCGAAACCGAAGCGCGCTCCATTCTGGACAGCGTGACCGACAAAACGCCCAAGGCGGAGGCCGAGGCGGCGCATCAGAAATTTGACACCATGATGGATGAGCGCGACAGCGTGGTGGCGCAGGCTGATCGCGAAGAGCGCGCTTATCGGGCGGCCCAGCAGGAAGAGCGGCGCCGCGAGACCCGGGAACGCGAAGAGCGTGAAGCGCAGCGCCCTGGGCAGGAAGAGCGCCAGCACAACCCGGCGCAGGCGGTTGGCGATGAATACCGCGAGGCCTTCCGCCAGTATCTTGCCAATGGGGCGGATATGTCCGAGCTGGACCGCGAGGCGCGCGAGGCTTTGCGGGCGGGGGCCCAGGAGATCCGGGCGCAGAACACCGGCACCGGGGCGCAGGGCGGCTTTCTGGTGCCAACCACGCTGGCCAATACCATCAATATCGCCGCTGCCGCCCATGGCCCGATGATGGATGGGACGATTGCGACCGAGATCAATCTGGCCAATGGCGCGCCCTTTGATATGCCGATGGTGGACGATACCGAGGCCGAAATGGACCCGCACGCGGAGGGCGAAGAGGGGGTAGATGATGACAGCGGCGACATCGTCATCGGCAAGACGCAGCTGCTGGCGCATGTGATGAAAACGCCCTGGATCAAATGGTCCTTTGAGCTGGCGCAGGATTCCAGTTTTGGCTTTGAGGCGCTGCTGGGGCAGTTGATCGGGGAGCGCATCGGGCGCACCGGCAACAGGTGGCTGACGGTGGGCAGTGGCGTCAATGAGCCGCTTGGGTTTGTGACTGGCGCGCCGGTTGGCCATGCGGCGGGGTCGGCGGCGGCGCTGACCTTTGATGACATCATCGATCTGGAGCATTCGATTGATCCGGCCTATCGCACCGGTCCCAAGGTGCGGTTCCAGATGCATGACCAGACGGTCAAGGCGCTGCGCAAGATCAAGGATGCCAATGGCCGCTATCTCTGGTCTGATGGCGACGTGACCAAGGGGGTGACGCCTTCGCTGAATGGCAAGCCGGTGTCGTTTAACCAGGCGATGGCGAAGATTGGCGCCTCGGCCAAGCCGATCTCCTTTGGCGACTTCTCGCAGTATTATGTGCGCAAGGTGGGCAACCCGTTGATTGGTGTGGCGCGCGAGAAGTTCTTTCCCAACCTTGGGATTATGGGGGTGCACCGCATTGATGGCGCACCGGGTCAGACCAAGGCCATCAAGACGCTGCAGATGGCGGCCTGATCTGGCTGCATTTTAAGGCGGTCCCTTAGGGGGCCGCTTTCCTGTTTCTTATTCCCGAGGGTGACCCCATGAAAATCAAAATCACGACCAGCTGCGGCAGTGTTGCCCGCAGCTTTACCGCCGGTACCGAGCCAACTGTCGCTGATGATGTGGGCCAGGATCTGATTGCTGCGGGCTATGCTGAATTGCTTGACCCTGAGGCGCAGCCGGTTGTGGCGGTGTCCGAGCCCACCGAGCCCACCGAGCCCACCGAGCCCACCGAGCCAACCGAGCCAACCGGGGAGTGATCCGATGGCTTTGACGCGGAGTGTTGCACCGGTGCTGGCGCCGGTGGATCTGGCCCGGTTGCAGGCACATATGCGGCTTGAGGCGGGGGAAGATGATGACCATCTGCAGCACTGCCTGGATGTGGCGATTGCGCAGTTTGATGGTGCTGACGGCGAGCTGGGGCGGGCACTGATGGATCAGACCTGGCGGGAGACCTTCTCGGTAGTGCCGCCCGGTGGCCGGGGCGTTGCGCTCACGCTGTTGCCGGTGCGCGAGATCGTCCAGGCCGAGATCCGCGATGCCAATGGCGACTGGATCGCGGTTGAGGGCGTGACGTTAGAGGATCTTGATGGGGATCGCAGCGCGGTGTTTGCGCCGTCCTGGGGCGCGCCGGGGCGTCACCGCTGGCCCTTGCGGATTGACTATGTGGCGGGCTTTGGCGCGGATCCCGGCGCGGTGCCCTTGCCGATTTGCCATGCCATTCTGTTGTTTGCGGCGCATCTTTATAAGGCGCGCGAGCCTGTGAGTTTTGAGGGCACGCCGGTTGAGGTGCCGCTGTCGATCGCGCGGCTGGTGGCGCCGTTTAAGAGCTGGTGGATGTGATGCGGATTGCTGCGCGCGATCGGCGGATCATCATCCTGCAGGCCACCTTTGAGAAAAACGACGCCAGGGAAATGGTGGCAACGGGCTGGGAGGCATACGCGCGCCCCTGGGCGACGTTTACCCCGGTGTCTGATGGCGAGCGGCTGCGTGCAGCGGCGGTGGAGCAGAAATCAGATGCCCGGTTTGTTGTGTCCTGGTCGGTGCGGCTTGCAGCCATCACCAGCGCCTTTCGATTGCGCTTTGACGGGGATGACTGGCGGATCACCGGCATCAAGGAATTGGGCTTTCGTAATGAGCTGGAGATCACCGCCTGGCGATTGAAGAAAGCAGGGGGCTGATATGGTTGCAAAACTGCGCATTGAAGGATCGGGCGATATTGAGCGCGCCCTGGTGCAGCTCACGCGGGGGCAATCCAAAGCCTCGGGGCGCCGGGCGCTGAAAAAGGTTCTGCAACCGGTGGCGCAAGCGGCAGAAACCATGGCGGGGGGCAAGTTCAAGGTTGCGGTGACCAGCAAGCTGGACAAGAGCCAGAAGCGGCGCGCGCGCGGAGATCAGGGCCGCAACCGCGTGGCCATGTATGTGGGGCCGGTGCAGGAAGATGGCAGTCTCGCGCCCCATGCGCATCTTTATGAGGATGGCACCGCGCCGCGTTATCAGCATTCCACCGGCAAATTTACTGGCGAGATGCCGGCCAACCCCTTCCTGCGGCCTGCCTGGGATCTCTATGCGCCGGGGATGCTGGAGGCTCTGGGTCAGGAGATCCGCAAGGATATTGAAAAAACGCTGGAGCGGGCGCGGCGCAAAGCTTTGAGGGCTGGCAAATGAGCCTGGAGTTTGAACTGGGGGTCTTGCTTGAAACCCTTGGGGTTCCCGTTGTCTGGGGCCTGTTTGACGGTGATGTGGGCTTTCCCCGGATCAGCCTGCGCCGGGTTGGTACGGTGACGGGCTACGCGCTGCAGGGCCGGGCGGATGTGGAAACCGCGCGGGTGCAGGTGAATATCGATGCCCTGTCTTACGGCGAGCTGATCTCGCTGGGGCCGCAGGTGTCCCATCTTTTGACAGGTTATCGCAGCGGGTCGGTGATCCGCATCAAAGAACTCTCGCGCCGGGACGGATCATCCGAGACCGGCGGTGAAGTGGTCCGGCGTCAAATGCTGGATGTCCAGGTGCGTTACCGCGCCTGAAACCCCCAGGCGTGACTGCGCCTGGCCTATTACGCATGGCCGGGTAACCGGCTGAATACTCTGACAATCTGAAAGGAATAAGCCAATGGCAGAAAATGTCATTCCGGGCGATCTGTGCGATGTGCAGTGGTCTGAAGACGGGGTTGCCTGGGAGGTGATCAAGGGATGCAAAACAGTTGGCATCCCCGAGGAAAGCCCGGAATACCGGGACCGGACCTCGCTGGACAGCCCTGGCCGCAGCAAGGAATACGGCGTCGGCCTGACCGATACGGGCGAGCTGACGCTGAGTTGTTTCTACTCGGCCGATCTTTATGAACAGGCGCTGGCCCGCAAAGGTAAGGTGATCTTCTTCAAGGTGGATCTGCCCGCTGTGGACGGCGAGCAGCTCACCGGGGATGCCTTTGATTACAAGGCCTTTGTGAACCCCTCCATTCCGTCGGTGGATGTGGATGGTGATTTGATGACCGATCTCAAACTGCGCCCGACGGGTGTGGTTGGGTGGACCAAAGGGAACCCAGTCGTATGATCCGCAGTGCAAGCATGAAGCTGGGGAAAAAGACCCTCAAGCTGAAGTTCTCGACCCGTGCCCTGATCCGCATCGAAGCGGAAAACGGCGGTCAGTCTTTTGACACCCTGCTGGATCAGCTGATCACCGGCGCCGGGGGCGTGACCCTTATGGCCTCGGCTTTGGGGGCGGGTCTCAATGATGGCAAGGGCATCGACCCCGACCAGGCCCTGGATCTGATCGACCAGGCGGGCGGGGTGCGCAAGCTGATCCCGCTGGTTGGTGAGGCGATTGGCGCAGCCTTTGACGTCAAGTCCGCGGCTGAAGACGGCGGCGAGGTTGATGAGACCAGCGAGGCAGGCGAGGTCGGTGAGGCTGGGCCGGGAAAGGGCAGTGCCGCCGCAGGGGCGTAGACTGGGAGGCCTTGTTCTCGACGTGGTGCGGGCTGGACCTGCACCACGATGACTTTTGGGACGTCACCCTGCGGGAATACGATCTGATCACGGG